CGTTGAATTCTATTAACCATGTGTTAAACATGTGTATGCAGCTATCAAAAATCGGCGGCGGCGTGGCGGTCAATTTGTCCAAATTGCGAAGTAGAGGAGAACCAATCAAAGGTGTTGAAGGCGCTGCTAAAGGTATCATGCCTGTATTGAAACTGATGGAAGATTCTTTCTCTTACGCGGATCAGATGGGTTGATTTTGGCTCACGTAAAATGCGGTCAATTGACGGGGACTCCCTTAGAGACTTCTACACCAAGCTAAAACGGTAACGTTTTTAGTGGCGTAGCTAATCACTACGGTAAGGTAAAAGAGAGAAGTATTGGGAAATCCGCAGCCAAGAATCCAAGTCGCCAGTTGGATTAAGGTTCAGAGACTAAGTTCATTGCAAAGCAATTTGTAATGACGAACCGCATACTCTCCAGTTGTTGTTAGAAAGGAGCTAATATTAGAAGAAAAAAGCCAAATATATTAAAAAAATGTCAAGCTTGTAATAATATTTTTGAAGTTCCTGATACTACAAAGGGAAGAAATAAAAAATGCTGTAGTCCAAAATGCTCAAGAAAATTGCCACATATTCAATCCATAAAGAAAAAATATCTCTGTGACGTTTGTGGTAAAGAATTTGAAGCGCCAGTTTCTTATAAACTTGAAAATAAAAATAAATATTGCTCAAAAGCTTGTCAGAAAAAACGACACATTCAAACCTGTCTAATTTGCAATACAGAGTTTCGAACTGACAAAAAAAATACAAAATATTGCAGTAATAAGTGTAAGCATGAAGGAAATAAAAGAAAGTTAGTTGACTTAATTTGCGATTGCTGTGGCAAAAAATTTCAAAGACCATCATTCACGGTTAGAGAAGGACATATCTTATGTAGTACAAAATGTAGAAATTTATTTTTCGAAAGATTAAATCCAAGATCAAGTATGAGATATGGCGGTCGCAAATGGGACAAAATTAGGAAAATAGTAATGGAGCGAGACAATTATAAATGTCGTGCATGTGGCAAATGGTACGATGGCAAAAACAAAATGCACGTTCATCATATAATAGAATTAGAAAATTTCGATAGTTTAGATGAAGCTAACAACATACATAATTTAGCATTAGTTTGTTGGAAGTGTCATAAAAAAATTCATTCTGGCGAAATTGAAAACATAAAAAATGATTGATCTTAACATTACTGGAGAGTAAAGATATAGTCCGAACTTACATGAAAATGTAAGAGGTAGGCAGAAATGACCTATCCCACTCCTGTTTTGGAGTGAGTAACAAATTGCAACGGAAAGGTTCAGGAGCAGGCTACTACAATATCTTTGGTTGGGATGTTATTGAATTCCTTGACAGTAAAAAGATCAATGCTGACGAAAAGATTCGTCTAAAAACACTTTCGATTGGCCTAATTATTCCAAACAAATTTTACGAGTTGGCAGCACAAGATAAACCGCATGTTGTCTTTGCTCCATATTCGGTTTATAAAGCTTATGGTGTGCATTTGGATGACATGAATATGGATGAAATGTATGATAAGCTACTCGCTGATGAACGTGTTAAAAAGCGTACAGTTATGAGTGCGCGTGATATGCTAGTTAAGATTGCTACGACACAATTGGAGTCAGGCTATCCTTATATTATGAATAAGGATAATGCAAATAAAGTTCATGCACTCAAAGATATTGGTACAATTAAAATGTCAAACTTATGTACCGAGATTTTCCAGTTACAGGAAACATCGGAAATTAATGACTTTGGTGAAGAACATGTAATTCGAAGAGATATTAGCTGTAATTTGGCAAGCTTAAATATTGTAAATGTATTTAATCCAAATGCTCCCGAAAAGTTCAGAGATTCAGTACATATTGGAATGGATGCATTAACTCAAGTTAGCGACATGACATCGATCAAAAATGCACCTTCCGTCAAAAAAGCTAATGAAGAACTACATTCAGTGGGTTTGGGATTAATGAATTTGCATGGTTTTCTTGTGAAAAATCGTATCCCTTATGAAAGCGAAGAAGCAAAAGATTTCGTTCGTACATTTTGTATGATGATGAATTATTATTCTATTGAACGGTCGATGGAAATTGCTAGAGAGCGTGGGGTTACATTTAAGGATTTTGATAAATCCGAATATGCAAAAGGTACTTATTTCGAAATGTATTTGAAAGAAGATTTTTCACCTCGCACAGAAAAAGTTAAAAAGTTGTTTGAGAATTTCAAAATTCCAACTAAAAAAGATTGGGCTAAATTAGCTGAAGAAGTAAAACAGTATGGTTTGTATCACGCATATCGATTAGCAATTGCTCCTACACAAAGTATTTCTTACATTCAGAATTCTACTTCAAGCGTAATGCCAATTGTAGAGCAAATTGAGACAAGGACATATGGTAATTCAACTACTTATTATCCAATGCCCTTCCTAGATCAATCAAATATTTTCTTCTATAAGTCAGCTTACAATATGGATATGATGAAGGTTATTGATTTGATCGCGGAAGCTCAACGCCATATCGATCAAGGAATCAGTACAATTCTTTATGTTAATAGTGATGTAAGCACAAGAGATTTAGGTAGATACTATGTCTATGCTGCTCACAAAGGACTTAAATCCTTATATTATACAAGAACACGTTTAATCAGCGTAGAAGAATGTACTTCATGCGCTGTGTAAATAAATAGAAAGAGGGATATAGTTTGACAACATTTTCAGCAGTAAATTGGAATACGCCAGATGATGATTTTACACAAATGTTTTGGCAACAAAATATTATGCAGTTTTGGACCGATGAAGAAATTCCGCTATCTGACGACAAGATGACGTGGATCGATCTTACCAAAGCTGAACAAGAAGTTTATAAGCGAGTATTGGGAGGACTTACACTTCTTGATACAATTCAAGGTGGGGTGGGTATGCCCAAAATCCTTGAACATATTGACGGCCTCCAGCGTAAAGCAGTTTTAGGTTTTATGGGGATGATGGAGCAGATTCATGCTAAGTCATACAGTAGCATTTTTACTACATTGGTGACTAAAGAAGAGATCAGCGAAATCTTTGATTGGGTTCATCAAAATAAATATTTACAAAATAAAGCTAAAATTATTGCAGACTACTATACGAACATTCGCACAAAAAGAGATGTCTATATGGCATTATGTGCGTCAGTTCTTTTGGAGAGTTACTTGTTTTATAGTGGATTTTTCTATCCTCTATATCTTTCTGGACAAGGTAAAATGACAAATAGTGGCGAAATAATTGATCTAATCTTACGTGATGAAAGCATTCATGGTGTGTATGTTGGTTTACTAGCACAAGAAATTTTTCAATCATTCAACAAACGCACCCAAGAAAGATTAAAAGTAGAATTATTTGAATTAGTTGATGAATTATATAGCAACGAAATTTTATATACAGATGAATTATACGAGCCTATTGGACTTCAAGAAGAGGTAAAAAAATATGTAAGATATAATGCTAACAAAGCATTACAAAATCTTGGGTTTGAAAGTTACTTTCCAGAAGAAACAATTAATCCAATTGTTCTAAATGGAATCAATACAAACACAAAAAACCATGACTTCTTCTCGAAGAAAGGGAATGGATATGTCCGTAGCACAAACGTAGAAAAAATGCGTGACGAGGATTTCATTTTTGATTGAACATCGAAAAAGATTAAAAATGTAATTGCCAAAACTTTTAACTAAAAAATAAAAAAGGGAGAATGTAGTATATGAAATTTAAAATCAATCAAAAAGTATTCTATACATCTGCAAAAGTGCCAGCAGTAATTAAAGGATTCGAAAAGAACAAGGTATTTATTACATATTTCCCAAAAGGCGAAACAAAACGCACGAATAAACTCGTGGAACCTTCGAAATTGAAACCATATCGTAAAATTAAAAATAATTCAAATCGTTATTATTATGCAGTACGTAAATTTCATACCGCATTTAAACATCCAAAATCAAACAAGCCGACGCCAATGGATGCTAATATGGCAATTAAACGAATGTCTTGGACACTTGAAGAAATTGTTGAATTTATCCACGCTTCTTCCGAATCTAAAGAACAATTTTCAACTTTATTTGAACAATTAATTGTTAATGGACAAAAAACTTATGAAAAATTGCTAAACACACCTTTGCCTGAAAGCGCAGAGGATAGGCTATTAGCACAAGTAGATGCAGTAGGAGATATTTTGTATTTCAATCAAGGTGACTTTAACATCCTTGGAGTAAAGCCAGATAGAATTTTTGAAGCGATTCAAGCGGCAAATATGCGAAAACTTCATGAAGATGGTAAACCAAAATTCCGAGAAGAGGATGGAAAGATCATTAAGCCGGAAGGATGGCATGGACCAGAAAAGGATATCCAAAAAGAAATTGAAAGACAAATTAATGTAGCAAGGCAATTTCAAAAGCAATAAAAATAAAAGAGGAGTGTAGATTAAACTCTACACTCCTTGTTATCACTGTTCAGTAGTAGCGGCAGCTTCTTGTTCGATTTCAGTTTTCTGTTTTCTTCCCGGTTTATTAGTATACTTTCTTTTTTGTGACGATTTAGAAGTTGCTGTTGAGGCGTTAGCAAAATGATCTTCCAACATCTTAAGAACGTTTCGATAAACGGCTACGCTAATAGTACGAACGACTGGAGTGGATTCTGGGTTGATAGATTTCTCAAATTCAATACCTTGTTCTTCGTGCGCTATTAAAGCGTTAAGTTTAT